TCTCCCGCCGGACTTCATATCGAGGCTCGAGGCTTCATATGATCCGAGTCTTCTCGCCGCGTATCTTCAGGGAGAGTTCACCAATCTGACCACCGGCCAGGTCTACGACCGATTCAGCCGCGAGAAGCACATCTGTCGAGATCTTCCAGATGTCAGCGACGAAATCTTGAGAATCGGGGTGGACTTCAACGTGGGCAACATGTCCGCCACTATTGGCGTGCGTCTGGGTAACTCTTTATTGCTAATTGATGAGGTCAGCGGCTCTCAAGATACGGATGCCCTGGCCCAAGAGATCCGCCGACGCTATCCCGACCGTCGCATCTATGTTTACCCTGATGCGTCAGGTTCAGCGCGTTCGACTACTAATGCCAGCCTTACCGACATCAGCATTCTTGAGTCCTATGGGTTTAGTAACCAATCGCCTCGTTCAAACCCAAGGGTCACTGATAGGGTGGCTTCTCTTCAGGCTCTGTTGGAGAACGGCAAAGGTGAGGTCCGACTACAGGTAGCGGCGCACTGCAAAAGGACGATTGAGTGCTTGGAGCTGCAGAGCTACACCGAGCGGGGTGAGCCGGATAAGGAGGCGGGCTATGACCACATGAATGACGCGCTGGGCTACCTCGTATTCAGAGAGTTTTCGATATTGCATGCCCGTGCTGGTCGAGGCACAGGAATCAGGCTTTACTAAGCTGTGCGCATTAAGTAGGGCGGGACATGTATTCATCATTTGCAGGTGGCCGCCAGCGTGCCTCAAGCGTTGCGCTCGTTAGTGATCCCAACAACGCTTATGTGAACATGGAGCCCCATTGGGAGCTGCTCGAAGCAATCAGTCTGGGTACATTCGGCATCCGTAAAAAACATAGAAAGTATCTACCCCAAGAACCTAGAGAACTTGATGAGAGCTACGATTCTCGTTTAATGCGCTCAACGCTCCCGCCTTTTTTCAGCAGGCTGGAAAGACTTTTGGCCGGTATGTTGACGCGAAAGCCTATTCGGCTGCAAGACGTAAGTGATACCGTTACGGAACAATTATTCGATGTTGATCTTCTCGGGAACAACTTGGACGTGTTTCTGTATGAAGCCGCCCGAAAGATGATTCGGTATGGTCACGTCGGCGTCTTGGTTGATGCACCGGCTGCGGGTGACAACGGCCGACCGTACTGGAGCATTTATTCCCCGCCGGATGTGCTGGGGTGGAGGAGTGAAATTATCGACGGGCAGCAGAAACTTATCCAGTTGCGTTTGTACGAGAAGGTTGTGCAGCCTGATGGCGACTACGGCGAGAAGATGGTGGAGCAGGTCCGCGTCTTGACCCCTGGCGCTTTCGAGATTCATCAGAAGGATAAGAAAGGCGACTATCGGGTAGTGGAGGAAGGGACGACCAGCCTGGATGAAATCCCGTTTTCTGTGGCGTATTCAAACCGAACGGGCATTCTCGAATCACGGCCGCCGTTGGCTGACATTGCCGAGCTGAACCTGAAGGCTTATCAGGTACAAAGTGATTTAGACAACCAGCTGCATATCTCGGCTGTTCCGATGTTGGCCGTGTATGGCTTCCCGCAGTCGGCTGAGGAGATCAGCGCAGGGCCCGGGGAAGCGATGGCCCTCCCGATGGATGCCAAGGCCGAATATATCGAGCCCCAGGGCCGGAGTTTCGACGCTCAGTTCCGACGGCTGGATCAAATTGCCAACCAGATCAACGAGCTGGGACTGGCCGCGATTCTGGGCCAAAAGCTGTCAGCAGAGACGGCCGCATCAAAGAGGATCGACCGCAGCCAAGGGGATAGCACCATGCAGGTTGTGGCCCAGCAGATGCAGGACTTGATCGACAACTGCCTGCAGTATCACGCGGACTATCTGCAGATTCCTGAGGCTGGCAGCTCCTTTGTCAATCGTGACTTTATGGCGGCACGTTTGGAGCCGGATGAGATCCAAGCGTTGCTGCAGCTTTACACCGCTGGAACGATTACACAATCCACGCTGTTGGAGCAGTTGGAGGCCGGGGAAATTCTGGGCGATGACTTCGACGTGGAGGAAGAGATAGAAGGCACGCAGAACGGGGGCATGATTGAGATGGACCAGCCAGAGCCTGCAGCACAAAAAGCTATGCCTGTGGAGTCAGCTGAGCCAGAAGACCAAGATGAAATGCCTGATTGATGAGCTGGATCAAGAACCTACGGAAGAAGCGACCGGATGACGGTCATAAGCAGCTGCTGTTCTTTTCCATTGGGGAACTGACCGATGACAGCTATGCGGTTGTACGCACAACGTGGCACGACGGAAGACATGTGATTGCAGTTACCGAGGCTTGTATTCATGTGTATGACGAAGATATGCGTAATGAGATGCGCGACATAATTAAATGCGCATTGCAGGCCGGCGCTGATGTTTCGTTGATTTGTGTTGAAACTCCTGACGAGTTGGGGTTAAGACCGGCATGAATGAACTCGCTGAACTGTTCCGAAATGCGATTGAACTCAATCGTTACAGCAACAACGTGGCTCGACAGGTCATCGAGTCATATAACGATCGGGTGCTGGACGCTATTGATGAGCTGGCTGCTGCTGATGGGTTGTCGGCAGTTGATCAGGCTAAAAAGCTCCAAGAAATTCTCCAAGAATTAAAAATTGAGCTGCAGGCGTGGGGCGTGTTTAGCTCCTCCTTGATGATTGATGAGATGCAGGAGCTGGCAGTTGTTCAGGCTCGTTTTAGTGAGCAGGAGCTGAGTCGAGTTGTGCCGGAGGGTGAGGACGAGCCAGTGCGGCGTGTGCCGATCTTGGCGGGCTTTGCTGCTGCTGTTGTGTTGTCTGACCCCACTGCTCGGGGTGTTGTGGCATTGAGCGACAACCTGCAGGAGCGAGTGGCTAGGCGACCTGTGGGTCAACTGGCGGCTGGTGGTGCTGTGCGGCTGCCTAATGGTGAAGTGGTGGATAAGGCATTTCGCCGTATTGCAACAAGGCAGGCGGAGTTATTCGGGCTGACAGTGCGCAATGGGTTATTGAGTGGCGAGACAGTCCGCCAGATCTCACAGCGGTTGCGTGGCCGTTTGCGTAAGGGCCAGCGTGGCTCAATCGATCGGATCATTCAGGCCGGCGGGCAGATGACATCAGCGGCCAATAATCAGATGCGGGCGATTGTTCGCACGACGGTGACGCAGATGGCTGTGGAGGTCGATCAATTTGTGGCGCTTGCTAATCCTTTGATTACGAATCGTTATCGGTACACGGCGGTGTTAGATACGCGAACGTCTGCCCGTTGTCGATCACTGGACGGCAAGATTTACGAATGGGGCAACGGTCCATTGCCGCCGCAACATTTCAATTGTCGATCACGGACGCGGAGCATATGGCGCGGAGACACTGGGCGCGAGAGTGACATCCGGGAGGACTATGGCGAATGGCTCAATAAACAGGATCAGGCGACCAAGTTGGATGTGCTTGGCTCTGGGCGTTTGAAGTTTTGGGATCGTCTTGTTCGTCGTTTTGGGCCAGACGAGGCAATTCGTAAATTTGTAGCTAGGGACGGAACAGAGCTAACCTTGGAGCAACTCAAACGCCGCTATCCCAATGGGAAAGCTTCATAGCAGATTTCAACTCACGCTTCCGGGCGAAGAGAAGAAGTCCAAGCCTGCAGCAAAAAAAGCTGTGGCCAAGAAAGCAGAAGTTAAGGAGGAATCCTGATGCCTCGTTATTCCGGACCTAAAAAGCCCCAGACGACTGCTTCTAAAAAGAAAAAGAAAGGAGGCAAGAAAAAGTAATGGCCAAGAAGCAGCGGCGCGTCCCAAAAGACAAGGCCACTGGTCTGCCTAAGAAGTATCTTTCCGGTGCCAAGAATCGCTCAGGCAAAGCCCGAGAGATCAAGCGCACGGCTGCTGCTTATAAGGCGGGCGAACTTATCGACATCAAAGCCGTTTCTGCATCGAGGACCAAACAAGGTGGCACCAAAAAGAAAACCACTAAGCGAAGCAACAAAAGCCGCGCTACAAAAAAAGGCGGATAAGTCCAGGTTCACGTATGGGCAGTTATCTGCTGTCTATCGCCGTGGCCAAGGTGCTTATTTGTCGAGCGGATCGCGCAACGTGCCGATGGCTGCGTGGGCAATGGGCCGTGTGAATAGCTTTATTTCTGGCAAGGGTGGGGCACGAAAGGCCGACGCTGATTTGCTGAAAAAAAGCAAGAAGAAGTAATGGCGCAGATCAAACGAGGTGGCCATACGTTTGCGGGCTACGACAAGCCGATTAAGACGCCGAATCATTCGAGCGGCAAATCACACGCCGTTGTGGTCAGCGTTAAAGGCAGCCCGAAGCTCATACGTTTT